CGAACCGCCTTTGGCATAGGCGCGTCCGCCGTGGCGGCGAATGCCGGGAGGCGGCATCGCACCGGGAGCGGCGAGTCCCGGAGGTGGCGCCATCGGCGGACGCATGGGAGGGGCCGCGGCAGGAGGTGCCGCCATCGGCCCCGGCGGCGGACCTGCGGGAACCGGAACCGGCATCGCGGCCGGAGGCTGACCGCCGTGCCCCGTGATCACGTTTACGACCGTCTTGGCGTGCTTGCCCTTGACCTTGCCGCCGCGCGCGCGATGCGGGCGATCCGCCCGTTGGCGCGACACCGCAAGTGCGTCGCGCTTCTTGAGAACCCTGTTCTTCTGCGCCGTGGTCTCGGCGCCATCGTCCTTGACCCCGCCGCCAGTGGCGTAGCCCTTGGTGATGCGGCCGACGCGGGAACGCTCGACTTTGGATTGGCGATGGGCAGCGAAGGGATGGGCCATGGTTGGCTCCTATGCGGCGAGGGATTGCGAGACGCGCTTAAAGCATCCTTGGTCGTATGAGAGTTCGCGCACAACATCGTCTGCAAACAGATAGGCGGTGTTGTAAACATCGCTCAGATAAAATCCGAGGACGCCACGATCAAGAACATTGAATGCGCGGATTGTATATTTCTTGCCGACCTGCAACGGCTCCATCGGCAATTGATATGGCTTCGTGGCGCAATTACTTCGAATACACTTTACTTCGTCACCCACCCTCCACTTACCGGATGGATCAATTTCAAAATACAGCGCATCTGCACGCGACCGCACAAACTCATGCAAATTTGAGGGTATTGTCATGTCTTCGCCTTCGGCGCGGGTTGTGGCGGATTCAAGACCTCATGCACGTCGAGCGCGTGCTGGGCATGGTCGATCGTGCGCTCGTGCTCGTGCTGCGCCACGCCAAGTGAATGTTCCTTCGCCTGGTGTGCTATATCGGCAACGGTCTTGACCGTCTGCAATGCATGATCGCGCCGGTCCATTGCCATCTGGTGCTGGTCCCGCACGGAATCCGACTGATGAATGATCTCTTCCTTGCGCAGGTCGGTCGCGGCAACCTCGCGCTGGACCGCGAGCTTGGCGGTATCGAGCGCCTGTTGCTGCGGCAGTTGCGCGAGCTTGCCCTGTGCCAACGCCGCGTCGCTTTGCGCCTTCGTGACGCGCGCGCCCGCCTCCGTCACCTTCGCGTTCGCCACGATCGCCTCTGGCGACGGCATGGCATTTGGTTGTGGTTCGACAAGAAGCCCCCCGCCGGGGTCCTCCTTGATCGCCTGCAGGCACCGCTCGGTGATGACCTTGCCGCTCAGAAATGGCCCCGTGACCGGATTCTGCCCGAGCGTCAGTAGCGCCAACGCCTTCATCACGCGATGCAGATGCGACGGCACGTTCGGGTCGGATACCGGAACGAGATTGCAGGTGCTCAACGCCTGCTGGAACTTCGCTTCGTCCCAAAATCCCTTGGTGCAGACCTTGTTGAGCCGCCAGAAATCCTCGGGGTGAACGCGGAAGAGATCGACGAGCAGTTCGATCTCTTCCGACTGCGCCTGGTGCATGCCCTTGTGCGCGGCGGCAATCACTTTGCTTGCCAACTCGATCTGCGCCAGCATTGATCCGACCGGGATGTCCTTGACGCCCTCGCCTACCGGCATGTCGACCGAGCCCGACAGCGATTTGCATTGCGCCGTGATCTTGTCCATCAGGGTCATCAGGCCCGGCGTCACGTCCTTGTAGGGCATCGCCATGACGACATCTTGGATTCGCATGCCGTTGGTCTCGATTGCCGGAAACTCGCCGGGCGCGACGCGGAAGTTCGATGTGTTCTGCCGAGAGCCAAGCTTCGCCATGAGCCCGCCGGGGAAGCTCGCGAACATGCCGGCATCGAGCGCTTCCCGCCACGCCGCCGTCATCGCCGCCGATGCGTTGCCCAGGATGTTGAGCATCCCCGTTCCGTAGAACCCCGGTCCCGGCACGTAGGGATATTTCACATACATGCGCTGGCGCTCGCACTCCTCGTCCTCTTCCTTCCAGTCACGGCGGATGGCGAGGATTTCGCGGGAGTCCTTGTCGAGCGTGACGAGATACGGAAGCGGAATGCCTTTGCCTTTGAATTTCGCCGCGGCGTACTCGTCAAGATCGAGTTCACACTGCGTTTCCCATATCGTATAGGGCTGATCCTCCGGCCGCTCCGGCTGCGCACCCACACCCTGGATGCTCGCGATCTTGGCTTCGACCTGATTCACTTGCGGCGTCGGCTGCGTCAACGTCACGTCGCGATAGGCGCCGAGCATCTTCATGCGCTTCATCACGGACGGCCGCATCGGAATCTGATGCGTGACGCGCGCGCACGAGCGCAAATCCTTGGTGGTGTCAGAGACGATCAAATCCTTGGCGTCGACCGAATCGGAAACGGGCCGGCGGCGGAGCGGACAGCGATAGACCTTCTTGAACCCCGATCCCTTAAAGTACACTCCCCACAGCAGCATGTGCGAGGTGTCAGGATAGTATTCCGACGCCGTCACGGTGAGGTAATGATTCATATCGCGTTCAAGGGCCTCGGCCAAATCGTCCTCGGCAACGGTTTCCTCGCCGTCGTCCTTGGTTTTGACCGGCCCCGACGCTGGCAATAGTTCCGCCTGCGCGTTGGCCCATCCCTTCAATACGGCTTCGAGCAACAGTGGATTGGTCACACTCGACATGCCGTCGATTCCAGATGACGAATCGACGGAGGATTTTGGTTCCTCCAGCTTCAACCCCATAAGATCGATGCCGCGGGTGGTGATCGCGAGCGATTCCTGCCGCGACTTGTCGTCGGCCTCGATCTGCTCATAAAGTTCGTTGGCGATCTGCCCCAACTGCAGCCCGCCGATATTAAGCGCGAGATTCGCATAGAACTCGTTGTCGTCGCCCTGCGCCTGCGGCCGATGTGCGTCGAGTTGCACCACGACGCCGCCGTCGGGCTGGTCGACCTCGATCGTTCCGGTGGTGGGATCGACGCGCGTCGAATCATCCGCGTCCTCGATAACGACGGTGATCGGGGTGGCTGTAGTGGCGGCTTCGGGCATCAGTTGGGCTCGTACCACAGCACGTCAAGCATCAGGTCCTCAACAAAACAATGTCGGAACCGCTCGACGAATTCAGCAAGCCACGGCATGTCGTCCAATTGCTTTCGCGTGAGCAATTGGCGATTGCCGCGCTGAATGAACGGCACTTCGACGGTTTCGTATTTCGACATTCAGAGTCCGGTATATCTCGACGACCCATGCGCGGGGTTGGGCTCCTTGCGCGGCAGGTCGCGCGCGATCTCGCGGAACGAACCATCGCCGGCCGACACCGCACCAGCCAGTGAGCGTAGCCGCTCGATTTCGTCCGCCGCCTCGTTGAGCAGCATGCCCAATGACTTTCCCCCGCCGCCTGCGACCAGCACACCATGCCGGCTCACGGCGTCGGGATTGGATGAAACAACGAATTCGGATGTGCGCAGTTCGGAGACGATGTCGTACATGGTTTTTCCTTACGAGAAGATTGTTGCCGGCTTCATCCGATTGGCGGCAATGCCAGATGATCTGCCCCGAAGGGCAACCCTCCCCGCCGACGCGCTACATCGGATGCGTGTGTGACCTGCGGGCCGGCAAGCCGAGCAGGCGGGAGTTGTGGCGGGTTGGGTAGAACTTGGACAACTCAGCAAAGATTCTTCGATGACCGCACCGTAAGGCAACTCAAACACAAATCCATCGTGACACAAATCTTGTTACTGCGTCGGCCGCGCCCGGATGATCTTCGGCACCGGCTTGGCGACATTGCCCTGCGTCACGGCGTCGAGAATCTTGCGCTTGAGGTCATCGCAGCCGAGATTGAGATCGGCGGCGCCGCGGCCCGCCATCACGGTCGCAAATCCCGCTTCCATGCACACAACCATCCCGATGCTGAGGACCTTGCCGCGCTTGGCCTCCTCGTAGGCTTCGGACAAGAGATCGACGCACGCCTGCTGCGCTTCCGTGAGCGGCACCTGCATAAGAATGGGATGGGGAGTGTTCATTTTTGATTCCTACACCTGATAAAGCGGCGCCAACTTCGATTTGTGCCTCACGTTCTCTTCTTCCGCCGCGATCACCTCGTCCTGCATCTGCGCCAAGCCGGCATCGCGTAGATGCTTGATCGCCTGCGTGGTGGAGTCCGTGAGGTCATCGTATTTGCCATTCGGGAAGACCGCGGCTTCCTCGATCACCATCTCGGCCCAGTCACGCGCGGGCGCCCAGATCATCCCTTGCGAGAATGTCGGCACGACCGCGAGCGCACGGGCAACCTTGTCGCCCTTGACCGGACAAAGCTGCACCGCCCAGCCTTCGCGGCCATGCAAGCGCTGCAGTTCCTGCGCAGCCGTGATGCCCGATGCCTTGCCCTCGATCAGGAGTTTGTCGACGCGCCGGTAGCGGCACATCCACGCCGCCCACTCGACCAGGCCCCATTCGTCGCAGACCCGCCGCTTCCAGATCAGGTCCTTCGTCATCTTGGTCTTGAGGTCATCGCCGATATTGACGATTTCCCGCTCGACCCGCGGCGTCGGATTGCCGTGCATCGGCAGGAATTTTCGCCAAGCATCGATCAGCATGATCCCGCGGTATTTGGTTTCGGGATGCTGGAAGACGCCCCACACCGTCATCGCGCTGGGATCGTTCTGCTCATCCTCGGTGAACGCGCCGTCGAGCGACCCGATCACATAGTCGAACAGCGGGAACGTCGAGTCCGGCCAGAGTTGCCACCAGTCGCGCCGAATGATGCCGCCAGCCCGCGGCGCGGGCGATTGCTGATATTGCCCGGCCCAGGCGTAGGGACCTTTTTCCGCTTTCAGCCGCTCAATGGCGTCGTCGGAAAACCGCGCGGGCCACGCCGGTAGGCCATCACCGGCTTCCGGGTCGTCATCGTTGAATCGCGGATCGATCCAGCCGATTGAGGTACGCATCACCTCGCCGTCGTCATCGAGCTGTCGGTTTGATTCGTATTCCCACGGGATCATCAGGTGGCAGTAGGGCAGGCCCCGGCTCAACACCGCGCCCGCCACGTCGTCCTCGTGGACGCGCTGCATGATGATGATGAGCGCGCCGCTGTCTAGATCGTTGAACCGATCGGAGAGAGATTCGAAAAACCATCGCACGGTTTCTTCGCGGACGGTTTCGGATTCCTGTTCCTTGACGTTGTGCAAATCATCGCACAAAACGCGGTTGCCGCGTTCACCTGTTCCGATTCCTCCGACCGACGACGCGAGCTTCCATCCCGTCGCGGTATTCATCACCTTGAGCGTGGTCTTGTTGCGCAGTGCGACGCCGTGAACCTCCTCCTCGCGCTCTCCGAATTGCACCTTGGTCTTGAGCGGCCCGTAGAGCTGCTGATAGCCGGGGTTTACGATCAAGGTGCGGAAGCGATCGTTGTCGCGTTCGGTCAGGTGTGCGCCATAGGAAAACGCGATGTAGCGGTAATGCGGCTTCTTCATCGGCCCCCATTCCCAGGCGGGCCAGAACACGTCGGTCAGCAGCGACTTCATGAAGCCCGGCGGCACCGTGATCAGGAGGCGGCCGATCTCGCCCTTCGTCACCGCCTCCAGATGCTCGCACATCGCCCACAGCGGCCAGCCGTCGATGAAGGCGTTCGATGGTTCCAGCACATGCCAGAAATAACGCACGAACGCGATCAGACCGCCCTGGCGGACTCCATGCTCGTCGTACCAGCCGTAACGCGATTGCTCAGCCTTGGCCTGGCGCCGCTTGTATTCGGAGAGGAGACGGCCGAAGCGTTCAAGGTTGGCGCGGGGGAGATGGAGATTCATCGAACAACGCACCGGGAAAGTTTGCGAACATTCCCGACTTCAAAGTTTCTTGCCAGATGACAGACCATCGTTCACGATCTTTGACGAGCAATACTCCGACGTCAAAATCACAATTCCCACAATCCATTCCCATAATGTAAGTCGGCGATGAGACCGATTCTGGGATGAATGGCAGCGCGGGCGCCATTGCGGCGCCGCTGGTCAATGCTAAAAAACGCCGACGAGTCACCCCACGTCTCCCGAAATTCCATACGTCAGGGTAATATTTATGCCCAATTCGTTCGCTTGTCGAGACAGTTCCGCGATCAACTGCTGGTCCGACATGCGCTCGAATTCGCTCCCGCGGGAATCGTCCGAGACGAGGCCGATACCGAGGAGTTTGCGCAGCTCCTGGTTCGCCTGCATCTTCGAGTAGGTCTGCGGGCCGAATTCACCCTTGCCTTCAATCACGCGCTGCACGTCCTCCGGCAGGTCCTGAATGAACTTCGGCCGCTCGTAGCGGATCATGATCGGGTTGCCGGCCTCATCAAGAACAGGCTCGCCCTTTTTGTTGGTCTTCGGCCGTTCCGAAACCTCCCACAAATCCTTGGGATTGAAGTCGTGGATCATCCACAGCAACTCTTCGAGCCGCTTGCGCTTTTCCGCCAGCACTTCCTCGTCCTGGCGGCACAGATAGGCGATGCGGTCGATGACGTGCTGCTTGCGCTCCAGTTTGGAGGCGTTGCCGCGCATGGCGTGGATGTCTTCGGCGTCGGGCTCGCCCTCCTTGCCGCCGAGGCCGGCGTAGCGATAGGCCTCGATCTTGGGCATCAGCAGCGAACGCGCGCGCGCATAGCGCTCGTGCGCCGGCTTGCGCAGGGGTCGCGAGCCGGGCAACGAGACGAGATCGGGAAGCTGGTGGACGCCGCTCACAGGCGCCTTATCGGGCGAGTCCAAACGAGTCCTTCCTGCCACAAACGGAAAAAGGGGACCTCGGCACAACCTCCGAGGCCCAGTCCTAGTTCCGGGAGTTGAGACGTTAAACAGCTCCTGGTGAGGCCGAAGCCGTCCAACATCCTATGGAATCAAAAAACCCCGCACGCTGGCGGGGCTTTTTCATTGCGTTGCACATCCGCGTGACAATTTGCGTGACGGGAATCGTGACGGAGACTGTGACGGGAAACGTGACGCAAATCGTGACTACAATTTTTCGATATCGCCGATTGGCATTTCGACAACGGAGGAACGCCCGAACAGACTGACAAGAAGCCTCAGTCGCGACGATTCGTCAAGGTCTTCGATCGGATCGTCGGGCAACGTTTCCACAACAGCGTTGAAACCGGAGAGCACGCCGTTACTGATGCGGACCCGCTCGCCGATGTCGTAGGCGAGTTTCTTCGCGGTGATTTTCCCTGGGATCACGCCGTCGATCTCAAGCCCACGCAGCGCATCCACGAATTCGTCACGCACGGGCGCCGGCCGCAGCCCCGTGGAGTCGCAGATTACGCCCTGGATGCCGAACAGCCGGAACAAATCCCAACAGGAATCATCCTTGGGATCAAAACGCACAAGGTAGTAGCGATAGAACAGCGGAATTGGATAACGGCGCATGGGTGGAATTGATTTATTGCGCTCGCTTGCGGTCAGCTCACGCTTAGGAACTTTGCGCATTGCCGTCGTCTTTGGATAATAGAACTTGTAGGGCGAGTGATCGAGCGCGCCTTGCACGCGCTGCTCGCTTTCGTGGCTGGAATGCACGACATGCCAGCACATCCCGACCGCTTCCGACGTGGTCATTCGCATTCTCGCGAGATTGAGCATGAGTTACCCTCGATACGGCAATTGCCGGTCTTTTTCGAAGGCACCGAACGGACGGCCATGCTTCGCCAGCGCCTCGTGAAACTCGTGCATGTCATAGATTTCCCCGCGCGGCTCGGTATCGGCCACAGGCTGACTTTGTCCGCGCTCGCGCTCGTATTGCGCGCGCTCCGCCAATTGCTGGGCGAGTTGTTTTCGGCGTTCCTCGCGCTCGCGTTCGGGCGCCACGATCCGCTCGCATTCCTCCTTGATTTCCGCAACGTTCGGCAACCATTTGATTTTGGCCGGCAAGCCGCGGTTCGGATCGATCGCCTGCAGCATCACCTCGAATGAATAATTGCTGAGTACGTCGATGACCGCGGCGAGATAGATTTCCGGGTCAGCCGCTTCGCCTGTCCGGTAGCAACCCAGCAACATTCTCGCGCAACGGGCCGCGTCCGTCCGCTTCCCCAGCGGCGCGGTCGGCAGCTTCGATTGCGCGATCTGCGGCTTCGATGAGACTTCGCGATACCCCGCGACCAGATTGCCGATGTGCGTACCGATTGGTTCCATTTGGTGCTCCGGTTGTCTCGATCGCGCGGGTGATCCAGGGGACAGGATCGTGAACGCGATGATCGCGAGCGCGTTGGATGGCGCCGAGCACGGTCACGGCATCGTTGCCGGAATCCCTGAGCCATCGGCCGATGTTGCGTCGCGCAGCATCGTTTTTCATCCCAAGTTGGATCAGGATTGCCGTGCCCTCGCCCCACAGTTCGTGCCGCGCATCGGTGTAAACCGGCGGCGAGTGAACGTTTGGAAATTCGATGACCGCGCCGTTTTGCGCCGCGTCAGCGGCCTTCTCAGAACTGTTTAGTTCTGAGAAGGTAGTTTTTCTTAGGGGTGTGGGGACCTCTTTTTTGGACTCACTTCGTTCCGGCGTCATGTCACGTGACTCGCGTGACTCGTTTTCGGTTTCCGGTGTCACCGCCACACTAGCTTTAGTGTTGTCTTCGGCGAAGAGATCACGTTCCCGTTTGCGCTGCTGCCGCTCAGCCGCTTTCGCGCGGCGCTTACTAGTTTGCACCTCGATAGCATCCATCATGCTAGAACACGCGCCGTCTACGGCCATCACGATCGCATCGTGAGACATCCCCGCAGCGAGCATCTGTTGCACCATTTTGGCGACCGAATTCATTTAGCCCTCGGCAAGTAAAAGAAGTGATGCCCGCGGCGCGCCGACGTTTACGGTCTTTTGGTGCCGCACATCTTGCTGGGCGCGGCTGACCATTTCTTCGAGAGACCAAATGTGATTAGACACGCCAAGTTGCATTGCTGGCGTGATACGAAGCGCCCTGTGAATGCGGCAGAAGTTGTAGTTAAAAACATACAACGCGATTGCCGCTAGATGATGTTCAAACGTCTTTGAATAGCCGCTGGACCCACGTCCAAATCGCTTTTGCGACTGTCGTAATGTAAGATTTTGTCTTTCAACCCTTTGTGTAGAGATAAATTCCTGCCTGCCGATTATATCGGCACGGTACATTTTTCCGAAGCTCTTACTAATGCGGCCGTAAACAGCAGGCCCCATCAATTCTCTGATTGCATGAAGATAGGAGGGCAAACAGTCCGAACTAATTTCTGGTGTGCCCATGACCCGTTGGCGGGCGTCGGCCAGAAAAAGTTGAGCTGATTTCCTCGTCCGTTTACCTGTGTAATAACTCACGATCGCGCGCGAGGCGCCGCACAGTGCTATGAACGTGTATTGCTCACCCTTTTTTTGATCAGATGACTTTTTACTACCTACAAAACTATGGATTTCGTCGATTTCCAGTCTTTGACATCCAAGGCCAATCATCATTGAACCATGAAGTTTGGCACAACCTTCACCCACGCTGAGCAGGAGGTTGTTAATCGTCTTCGTATGATGCCCATACAGCCGTGACACGGCACGTACTCCAACGCCTTCGGTGAGCGCACCAATAACCGCAGCCTGCTTTGCCAGAGGCAGTACGTTCACGCCGCCCCCTCCAGATTTTCGATTCCATCCCGACGCGGCGGAAAAAGGCTCGGCATGTAGAAGCCGCGAGCCGGCTTCCCGTCGGCCAAGGTGATCCAGCGCGTGAACGGGACGAGTTTGTCTTCTGCACGCAACCGCTCGCACCACGCTTTGTGCGCCTTGGAACCCTCGACGATCGGGAATTCTGTACGCGGCTCGGCAGTTGGAGCCGCGCTTTTGCGAGTCTCGATCTGCCGATCACGCGAAAAGTTTTGCGGCGCGCTATCAAGGCGTCGAGGCGCCGAGGCAACAACCGACGCGGGAGCGGCGGATTCAGTATCAGCCTCATCCGGGAGATCATCCGCCGTCCACGACCATGGCGCACTCGACACACGATCGAGCGCGAGCCAGTATTTGCGCTCGTCTGTGCTTGCCTCCTTGTCGAGATAGCCATTACGCTCTAGGGCGCCGAGATAACGCCACAGCGAGCGTTCCGGGATGACGGCGAGCCGCGCCGCCGCCGCCGCGTCGAAATGCACGTAACCGGTGTCGTCCTCGGCGCGGTTTGCGAGCGCGAGCAGCACGAGCTTAGCCGTGCCCGGTACGGACTGGTCCAACGCCCATGCGAGCGATTGAACGGTCACCGCTGCCCCCGTCGATCGAGTGCCGAATATCCCGGCGGCGGATCGCCAAAAAACGTCGAGGTATAGTCCCTTTGCTCAGCCGCAGCTTTACGATTTGCGCGATCAACGATACGCTCGAACGGCACGGTGAAATGCTGATTTGCGTGTCGGCGAAGTCTTGTGGGGCGCGCGAGTTCGAAGCGGCGCGTGCGGGTGGCACCCAACGTGCGGCCGATCTTTACAGCGACATCTTCGTCGCCGTAGCCTTCCTCAAAAAGAGCCAATAATTCCGCGTCTTTCTCGGGGGTCCAAGGGGAGTTTTTCATGCCGCGGCCTCCCGCGATTCGTTACCCCAGGCCGACCACCCTT